TTAAAATGACCACTCCAATAGTTTATATCTTCCTTTTTAAATACACGGAAGCTGTCATCCATTGGTATGTTTTGATATTCTTGATAAAAATAAGCTACATCACCTTCTGAAACTAATCTATCTCTTTCTTCTATAAGCCAGCTATAAGGTCGGTAATCTTCCCAAAGCACTTTAGGTTTACCTTTTTTATCTAAAATTTCTTTACCACTAGCACTAAAAAACCCTGCATCGTTCTCTTGTAGAATAGCTTGAAAGAACATACTATCCCAACCTTTAATCTTTTTCTTACCTTTTCTGTCGTATGCACGTGGTCCAGCTATACGATTAAGGTACGAGTCTTCGTCAACAATAGTTCCAATAAATATTAACTTTGAATCTTGTGAACCTGCTACAACTGCACCATTTAACCAAGACCTAAACTGGTCTCGAAGTGTTTGCGTTGCTGTATTTCGTTCCCCCTCACCATCATCAATAATCGTTAAGGTAGGTCGATAAGCACCGTACTTTAAACCACGAACCTTTTGACCTGTACCTCTAACTAATACTTTACAATAACTATTAGGTAAACCTTCTTCATCAAATCCTGATATAAATTCTTTTTCTTCTTTACCCCATATCCTACCTCTTCTATCTCCAAAGAAGTATTTTAACTTTTCATTAAATTCTACTTCGTTGCCAATAGTTTCTAAATAAAACTTTGATTGTTTTTCTGATTCGGATATCAATAGTACAAACTTTTCCTCTCCAAATAGAATTCTGTGCAATGGGTATATAAGATTGATAAGGGTAGACTTTGCATGACCACGAGGAGCAACAACTGCTAATTTGTCTCCAGCATTTAATTTTAACAACTTAGCTACAATATCTTTATGAAACTGTGGGGATTTACTACGCACATGATGGTGCATAGGAAGTTTAGGGTCTCCTAATATAAACTTAGCAAAAAAGAATATATCAAGATACATTCTCTTCATTAATGCTTGTCGTTCTTCAACCGTGTATTCTAGTTGCATCTTCCTTAAGTCGTTTCATTCGTAAAATCTCAGCGCTGAGATAGACACAAGCATCAAGGAGTTCCTCTAATGCTTCTTGCGTGTATTCTCTATGGTCATTTACAGGAACATCTTGCTTGTATTTCTTTTGACCTGTATCAAGTCTATTTGAAATTAGCTCTTTAATTTCTTGATTGACACCTTTTTTTTCTTTTTTTTCCATTTTCTTACTTTCCCTAATGTAGTTTTTAAGCGAGAACTACCATCTGTGAACTTTGCTTGCCCTGTAGAATATAATTTACGCATCTCCAGCTCCTGTTATATATTTTTCATAGTAATCTAAACGTGATTGCAAGTCGTCATTCTCTTCTAAAATACTTAAAATAAACTCATTGAGTTTGGGTTCCACCAATAAATCTTTTCCATCTAAGTTTATTATACCAGCTTTTGAATCATCAATCTCAACCGATATTGTCAACTTTGGTATCTTGCGCTTCAAGTACACCATCAATTCCTTTATTCTTAACAATATGCATCAACTTACCAATATCTTTATCAGAAAGTTCTTTACGTGCTTCTGCTAATAGCTTCTTATCACCATCTGAAATCATGATAATGTTTTGCGTCTTTTCTTCTTTTTCTTTTTTAGAATGACCTAACAAATCAGACACACGATTTAACGCATTTAGTTTAGCTACACCAGAGCCTGAATCTACAAGGTCTTTGTATTGTCTGGCAACCCAATCATCATCCATACCATGCTCTAATAAGGTTTCTCTTATATTCATGTTAATCCTATCAACGATATGTTTTTTGCGTAAAATTCTAAGACCTCTTTTAAGTGACTGTTTGGGATTGTTGTCGCTGAAAGCGTACATGTAGGCATCGACGATAGATTCTGTATTGAACTTACCGTTCTTGTCCAGCTTTCCATTTTTGGAAATGTAGTCTGCGAACTGTTTTTGAAGTGTAGTAGCTGGTACATCTCTGACATATTGCTTGTTGAGGTCATCTTCTCCTCCCCAATCTTTTTGTCTAAGTGCATAGATTTTTTTTCGGTAGGTTGGTGTTTCTCCATAACCTGTGCGTATAAAAGTAATCGGTTTGCGCTTCCCAGTAAAAACCCTTTTACGCCTTCCAATAACTTTAATAACCTTACTATCATGAGTCCGTATCCAATCACCAATCTTTGCATCACGCCAGTTTTCGACTGTTTTAATTCCAACAGCTTTAATCTCATCGAGTTCATACTGTTCAAACTCCTTTCCTTTGCAGGTTACTATCACTTAAAATGGTAGCTTTTCTTCTTTTTCCTCTACCTTGTAGCTGACATATTCTAGACCTTTCGCTGATTGTTTCTTCCAACCTGCTACATTGTATACAACACCCTTAATTTTAAAAGAGCCTGTAAAATCTGGTTGATTTTCTTTTTGTTTACCAGCGTTAGTAAATATAGAACCTGTCATGTCTTTTTGTTCATACGCCATAATTATTCCTTTCTTTCTGTTTAGGTGGTATAAACCTAAGGTTTATAAACCTTAAGTACAAACCTTATATTAATAAATCTAATATAGTCCTAACTAAACCTTAGGTTTACATGCAGTCGCAATAGCAGTGCTATGCGATGGCAATAGGGTTGCTATGCGAATGCTATACCTTTGTAGAAAATGGGGTAAAAAATTTATGGAGGGTACTATATATATAGCACACCCCGTCGATTACCGTTTGCGTAGAGAAAAACACGTTGACTTGACTTTTTTTCTCTCAGTAAAACAGGGCAAAACGCTCTTTTTTAAAATAGAATTAGGAACAGCTTTTAATATATCCTTAATATATACCAGCCAAAAAATGGCAAACTTAACACTTAATAAAACAAAGGAAAAAACAGATGTTAGATACTATAACAATAAACGACAGTCAATCAATAATAAAAGACAAGCTAGCAAAGGACGAACGCAACGCAATATTAAAAGACTTTGAATCTGATTTTGGATTTAGTCTTTCAGACTTGCCAAGCCTAGACTTACCATTGGCTAAGTACTGTGAGCAGTTGCCACAAGATAACGACGTAATGCTTGCTTTATATCTTTTTGAGATGTGCGACAAAGAGCCACACTGGGACTGCGAAACGGATGCATACGACCGTTTTATAGACTAGCTAAAAGCTAGCAACAGAAAAAAGCCCCGAGTTTATCGCTCGGGGTTTTTTTTATCCTTTAGCGATAACCTATTGCAAATTATAAACTAAATATATCAAATAAAGCTCAAAACGTACTCAATTTAGCCGTTTTATATTACGAGGTATGCCTTGCTACCCCTACGACGTAAAACATCTATTTAACCCTATTTTTAAGCGTTAAACAGTACACAGGGACAAAACCCCATATTTGACCCCCTTACGCATAGAATACCGTTTTAACGTGTACAGTTACGAGGTCAACGACGACGACAAGTATTTAGGTTTATGGATTAAGTTACCTATGAGTAAACCTTTTATAAGTTTTATATATAGTATGAACGTAAGTGAATACTATATTAAAACTAAATAAAAGGGAACTCATGGTAACAATCCAAAACCAAATAACTAAGAAAGACGGCAAAAAAATCTTGGTCAAGGCTACAAAGGACGACGGCTTCGCCGTGAATATTATTAACAAATTTAACTCTACGAGTTCAGCTTCGAAGTTCACAAGTTCGATAAATCGAAAACAAAAATTACGTGGAAAGCATTATTACATAGCTTCAGCTATGCTGGTAAAAGCTAGCAAAAAGAACGAAGCCAATTTAACCAACAAACTAAAAGATAAATTCAACGGAGGTATTTAAATGCCAAGAAAAATAATATTCTTTAACGAGGATAATGGATGGTTCTTATCGGAACTAGAATTAAAAGATATTCCACCACAACTTTTAACGACAATCAAAAAAGTAGAGGAACGAACCAAAAAGACTGTTACCACAGTAAGATTAGAAGTTGAGAGAATGGAAAATAACAGACCACACAACATAGGTTTTGAATTTAAAGAGGACAAATAATGAGAAAAAACACTCAGCATACAATCAGCTTAATGATTGACATGGTATTATTTGTAGCATTTTTTATGCTCGCAAGTAGTCTAATCGGTTTATCAATATACTTGGTAAGCATATTAATTAATATAATATAAAGGGTAATCAATGAAAAAAGATTATACAGAAATATGTTTGAAATGGTTTATAATTATATCAATAGTGTGCATCTATCATCTAATTGTAGGTGCAATAGCAATTCATTTATTTAATTAAAACGAGGAACTAATATGTCATTAGCAAATATCAAGTCTAAATCTCACGGATTTAGGAATCCAAAAACAAACAAGGTCGTCAATAATCATCACGTTATTAATCTAGCAAATGACAAGGGCGAACTTTTAACAAGATTTTACAGCTACGGAACTTGTATTATACAAGTAATAGACGGGAAAATACAGCTTGATTCTTACTACCACAACTACTCTAAGACGACTAGTAAGTACCGAAATATGTACTTACAGCTTGATAGTAAAGAGATTGCAAAGCAAATCGCTAGTGGAGAAATCGAGCTAGCAAATCTAAATTAATTATTAGTGTATGTAACGAAGTGAATACACTATTAATTAATAATAATCAACCGAATTGGAGGACAATTTGAAAGACAGAAATTACTTTGAAAGTTTGACGACGGCTGAACTAAAACGAGAAGCAATTCAGAAATGCAAAGATAATGGACAGAAATCATCGTGGGTACAAACAACTAGCAACGAGAATCGTATTCAATTTTTGCTTGGTAATGACAAACCAAGCGATGATTCGTTGCCACCATTACCAACGAGTTTACCGAAAATGCAGGAACACAACACTACAACTAGCACCGAGACTACTAGCAAGACAGTTGCACAGCCAAAGGCAGGTAGCATGGAGTCGATGATAGTTGATGCTGTAGCCGATAAGATAAAGAACGAGGTTACCGATGATGTTATGGAACTAGCCGTTGGATTAGAATCGCATGTAACCGAGATGATTGAAAAAGCCGAAGAGATGGTGAAACCTGTCAATATTCAAATAAAAGACAAACCGACCATTACCATTACCGAGGATATGGTACATCCTAAATTCTCAGAAGTGTTTGAGGCTTTATATTACAAGCAGTTGGTTTGTATGGTCGGTCCTGCAGGTACAGGAAAAAGCACGCTTGCCAGACAAGTCTGGGACAAGCTAGCACCGACCATTGATATGACAGAAAATGATTTCCAATACATAGGATGTTCAGCAGGGTTGTCTGAAGCTCAACTGTTAGGTAAGATGGATGCACATGGTATATATCATACAGGACTTGCCGTCGACAAGTTTGAGAATGGTGGTATCAATGTTTGGGACGAAGCCGATGCTATGGATGGTAATGCAGGACTTATTAGAAATGCTATGCTTGATGGACAGGGTTACATAGCTGTTCCGAACAGAACACAGAATCCACTTGCATGGAAAAATGACAACTATTACGATGCTACAATAATGAATACCTTTGGTGACGGACAGGATTTTACGTATTCGGGTCGTGGACAGCAAGATTCGGCGACTCTTGACAGACTTGGCGACGTAACCATATTTATCGACTATGACAAAGGCTTAGAAAAAAAGCTAGCAAACGATGATAAATGGGCAAACATGCTATGGGAACTTCGAAAGCGTATGAATAAAGAGCATATTCATGAACGTATCATAAGCTCACGTAGGTTCCATGATGCTAATGTGTGGAATCAAGCAGGCAAGTCAACCAAATGGTATTTGGAACGAATTACAACTTCATGGACAGTAGAAGAGTTAGACAAAATCAACTTTAGAGGATTAGTTAATGAGTACAAATAGATTTGGAATAGTAAGTTTCGACTCAATCAAGCACTTACAATCAGAAATTCAAAGAAATAATTGGGTATTAGCTAGAAAAGAGAATGCTAAATGGACGTGGGGCAAGCACTTTACAGAAAAAGACGAACACTTGCAGGCACTTAATCATGGACGTACTACTCCAACACTACTCACACAGTACAAAAAAATACGCACATTACTTGAAAGCAAAATACGAGTTTCAAAATTTCAAGGTAAAGGTATTTCATGCAAACGTAAACGTAGATACATGGATGATGGTGACGAAGTAGATATTGACAGATTTCTAGCAAACTCTGATGAACCGTGGGTAACAACCAAGCGCAACAGGAAAACCAAGAATATTCGAATTGGTATCAACTTTGGACTGTCTTTTGGAAACAATGAAGCTAGCTTTGGTAGGCTGGTAGGTGCTGGTGCGTATATATCAGATGTGCTTACCAAGATGGGTTATGCTACCGAAATAATAGGAATGTGTTACACAGCGTGTCCATCTACCCCTAAAAAATACGATAAAACATGCACTATGATTACATTCAAAGGTAGTAATGAAAGGCTTGATGTACAGCGCATTTTATCTATGGGTCTTACAGGGTTACTTAGACATGAGATATTCAAGGTACATCACTCTTACTTTGGGTATATGGGTAGCATGGGTATGCAAGCAACCGTAACAGATGAACACAAGCAGGAACTCAAACTAGATTATATTGTAGAGCAAGCAATTATAAAAGACCATACCAAACTGCAAGATAATTTTGAAAAGGCATTGCACGAAATTGTAGAGAAACGTGATGCCAAAACATGGGAATGGGTATAAATTTTATTTAGTAATGAAATGATAAATAAAATATATATCCCCCTCAAATCAAAGGAGCGAAAATGAGCAAGAACATAAAACAAGAAGAGTATTGTAATGACTTAGCCTTGTCTTTTACTCTATTCACAAATATGATTAGTTTTTTCACAGAGAAAATACAGGAGCATGACAAAAACTTTCCTCGTGATAAAAAACACAGGATGCTAGCAGAAGTGATGGGTAATATGCATTATATGTGGTCGCAAAAGTCTGTTATGGGCAAAGATGCTAGCAAAGGTAGTTTTGTTGCACAGAAAACGATTGATGCAATGTTTCAAACAATAGCGATTGATTGTGAGCTTATCACAGAAAATCAAGTTATAACTTTTGAACACAAGGAACATGAAAATGGACATCAAACGGCTGTGTTTATTGGAACACCTAAAGATAAAAACGACAACATACCAACGCACATAAATAATGATTTAGGAGCAACAGCATGAGCAAAAATAAACAAGGATATGAAAAGGTTCTATCCGAAAAAATAGAGAAACTTACTAATCAAGTTAATGGATTGTCTAGCAATGAAAAGACAATAGTTAGCACACTAAAATCACATGGAGATGCTTTGATTGATATGTCAAAAAGCATAGAGCGTGTAGCTAAGTCTGTGCAGGAATTGTTAGAAGTTGTTAACATTATTTACAAATCAAAATAGGAGAAAAATGATGACCGAGAGAATCAAACCACTAACACAAATACAAAAAAAGTATCTCAAAGAACGAGTCGATGATATAATCGATTCTTTTAACAGGCAGATGGAAAGAGCAGATGATGATATAAAACCACCTGTAATTGAACAAGATAAGACACTATTTAAAGCTCTTAAAACAGGCGACCTCGATTGGATTCATGACACAAATATTGTTAGCATGATAAAAACTAAAGTCAATCAAGGAGATTTTAGTACGTATTACTCAAGAAATATAGGTACTGTAGAGCTGTCTTTGAAAGATTTGATTGTAGGTGTAGATGATTTTGTTGAAAAACGAAAGGAAATAGCAAACGCACAAACCAATGCCAAGCGTGAAATAAAACATAAATATTATTTAAAAGCTAGCACCTTAAATGACAAAGCTATACTTGAAGGAACAGATATATCTGAGCAAGTTGAGTTATTTAGGTTAGAATGCAATGATGCTGTTCAGCAGTTTATTCAAGAATGGAAGCATGTAGACACATGGGATAAAGAGAGTAATAAGATAAATATGGCTGATGCTAGCGAAATGGTAGCTTAGTTTTAAGAGGGTGGGGGTGCTAGCTAAAGCACCCCCTTTTTGTTCAACCGAGAAAGTAAGAGGAATGTGAACAATATTAGACTCTGTAAATTATGTTGCATATTTGATGGTTGCAATATATTTTATGTAAAAAAAACTAGGATTATATCTATGAAGATAAGTAAATTAAATAAATATGAACAATTTTCAATACCAAATATTAAGAAAAATGGAGTTGTTTTAGAGCATGGATTAGGTAGTACTCACGTTATGTATTATGATTGTAAAAAAGAAGATAAGATGGGTAACGTAACAGGTTATGCGAATACTAAAACAAGAATATCTTTAGATACAGAGGTAATTAGACATGGAAAAATTGACAATAAAATTCAACAACGAACCAAAAAGTCTTAGTAATAAAAAAACTATTATATCATTTCTTGAAAGACATGATATAGATTATAATTTCAAAATTGTATCTTCTAACCATGATACAACAAAATGCAATAAATGTGGTACGATAGATTATGAAAATTCTGATTGTGATGAATGCATTAAAAACACAGTAGGGGAAGTATATTATATGTAGTTTTATGGCAAGCGTTATTTTTTTTATATAACATGTCCTCCTTTGTTAAATGTAGTTACCTCGATAATGTTTGCCATAAAGATTTCAACCAAACGAGAAAGGAGTATCTATGCCTGTAAATATACAAGGTAAAGAATACGCAACAGTAAACGAAAGAGTAGCTGAAGCTCATGAAAAGTGGGAAGGCAATCTTTCGATAAGAACACGAGTACTTGAATCAATAGACGGATTCGTAAGAGTAAAAGCTACTATAAAGCACAAAAACGATGCAGGAACCCACGTATTTGTAGGTCATGCAGAGGAGCAGATAGGTTCTTCGTTTATCAATAAAACTAGCGCACTTGAGAATGCAGAAACAAGTGCAGTTGGTCGTGCGTTAGCTTTTGCAGGGTTTTCAACAGATGCTAGCATAGCGTCAGCAGATGAAGTTGCTAATGCAATGATGAGTCAAAACAATGCCCCTTCCACAAATCAAAACAAAAATGTAGCAGAGTTTGATGAATCTGAACTTGACAATATTGATTGGAATGTTGAAAGGGAGAAAGAGATTACATTTGGTAAGTACAAAGGAACGGCTTGGAAAGACATTAATGATGGTTATCTCTCTTGGCTTGCAGGAAAAAAAGATGGTAAGAACGCTCATTTTGCTGACTTAGAGCAAACCTTTAGGATAGTTATTGAAGCATCTCAAGAACCTAAAGAAAAGGTTAAAGAAGAACCTAAAGAAGAGGTTAAAGCTATCTCAGAAATAACAGAGGATTTTAAAGAGGAGTTGTTTGATTAGTGGGTACACAGACAAGTTACACCAAAGATGCTATCTTTGGTAGTAACGGGAAAGTAGTAGCCATTATCATAGACAATATGCTTCACAAAAGAGTGTTTGCTAGCAAGCATTTCTTACGCAAACCACCTGCAATAGCATTCGACAAGTCTGTTATTCATGAAGCTCGCAGTAAGAAAGCAACAGACATCATGGTGCATGACAGAGAATCTAAAAAAAGATACAAGATTAGCATGGATTCTTTTGTTAACAATGCGTTTCAGATTGACAGAGGTCATGGTGTACAGCTAGCATTAGCTATTGGTAAATGGACTATACTTGACCCAAGACAATTCAACCTTTTTAAAAACTAAACGTGATTAGGGTAAGAGTCTTAATGAAATTAATTATAACTGTGGGTCAGAGGAGTGGCTCGCATTTTGATTAGTGGCTTTAGGGTGGCACTCTTACCCTAAAATTAAAAGGATATTATGGGAAGAAAGCAAAAACAAAAAGGAAATAGAGTAGAGCGTAAAATTGTAGCTATTTTGCAAGAAAATAGATTTACAGATTCAAAAAGAACTTGGGGAAGTAGTGGGCGTAGTATGGGTCTTGATGATGAAGTTGACGTAGTGTTGCAGGAAGGTGTTTACTTGCAGGTAAAAGGAAGGCGAAAGCTAGCAAATTATATACGACCAAAAGAGTCCGTTATAGATGCACAGATACTTGTAGAGGATAGACAAGAACCACTTGCAGTAATTACTTTTAATCAATATATGGATTATGTTAAATTAAGAAATGAAAAAGAAAGAACTTGAAGAAAGAGTTGAGCAGTTAGAGATTAAGCTAGCTCAAGCAAATGAAGTTGTGCAATTTGTTTTAAATGTCGTTCATTTATGGAGAAACAAGAAGATTGGCAATTTAAGGGGAATAAATACAATTAGTAAAGTATTTGTTGAAAAACAAAAGGAATCAAAGTGAAAATACATTTAGACCCAACAATTATGCAGTCAAAGACAGTAAGTAAATTGGTTGAGATAATAGAAGATTTATCAATAGAAACTAAAAGACTTTCAAGAAATAATGCAAAGGGTAGTGAATCTACAGAACTATTAATTAAAAAAGCTAATTATGTTATTAATGCAAGAGATAAAGAAATAGCACGAGTTCATAATTTAAAAAGAAGAGGTTCGTTAAATAACTTTTATTCAAATGATATTTAATGGTAAAAAAATAAAAGAAGGTGATTTGGTAACTTATGTTACAGGTCGAAACATGAAAGGTTTTTTAGATTACGAATATGGAAAAGTAAAGAGTTTTTCAGAGAGTGGTGTAATATTTATAGAGTCTCTTAAAAAAAAGAGGTTAACAGCAATTAGACAAGAGGAGTTAGTGAATGTTAAAGGAAAAGAAAGAGAATAAATCCCCAGCGTTTCAATTTTACGCACGTGATTTCTTAACAGATATAAACGTACAGCTTATGAGCATGGAAGAACGAGGTATATATATTACCTTGCTAGCTTTTGCATGGCTTGAAAATGGTGTTCCGAATGATATATCTGTTTTAAGTCGTTTGTGTGGAAATCCACCTAAATTTGAAAAATCAATGATAAGCGTAATGAATTGTTTTTATGAATTAGAAGGTAGATTATATAATAAAAGAATGGAATCTATAAGACTTGAGCAAAAAGAAAAACGTGTGAAAGCAAGTGAGGCAGGCAAAAAAGGTGCTAAGATAAGATGGCAATCGGATGGCAAGGCTATAGCTACCCCAATGCCATCGCATAACTCTGCTACTGCAACTGCTACTACTACTGCTACTGCAAAAATACCTTACGACAAAGTCGTTGCAGAATATAATGGGATTTTAGGCGATAGTTTACATAGAGTACAGAAACTAAATAGTGCAAGAAGAGGTTTAATCAAGCGTATGTGGAAAGAAAATCCTAAACTTGAGTACTTTATTAAATACTATAAAAAAGTAAAGCAGACACCATTTTTATTAGGAGATAATAATAATGGTTGGACTGCCGACTTTGATTTTTTACATAAAGAAAAAACGGTAATTAAAATTGAAGAAGGTGCATATAAACGAAAAGAGAAAGATACTAGCACGTATTTTAAACCAAAAGAGTATACATTTACTTGCCCTAATCACAGAGAGATTAAAAGAGTTGGAGAACGCAATCTGTACGTTTCTTGTCCTAAGTGTGGAGAAAGATTGGTAAATGCAGATAAGCTAGTTATTGAAGATTTTACAAAACAAATAAGGAGTTAAAATGAAGTTCAGTAAATTTATAGAATTACTAAAAAAAAATGAAATAGATTTTGAATATGATGGTTGGAATCATAGAGCTGTATTGCATTTACATGACAACCCTATGGAAGAGTATGATTTTAGAATATATCTACAAGAAGATGATGACTCAAATATAAGAAACAAACCCATTGCGTATCATAAAAATCCTATCGCAACTCTTAGGTTTGATAGTAAATT